CCGCACTATACAAAGATTACAGTTCCTTGTGTAGTTGGTAATCATGGTCGTATGACTAGGAAGCCTCCTATGAAAGATAAGTATATGGATTGGGACTATATGTTGTATCAATGGATGGCATCTTTTTGTGCAAACCAAGAAAACATAGAGTTTAAAATCCCTAAAAGTTTTATTACTACATTTAAAGTTCATGATAAAGTAGTTCTTATTACACACGGAGATTGCATTTCCGGGGCAGGTAGTAGTGGTGCTATATTAAATTCGATAACTAAATTACGAAGTGTTTTTCAATTTAGAAAATCCTTACAGCGTGAGATAGAAGGGGCACTTGATGAAGCTGTAGAACAAGAGTTTGACAGTGTAATGATTGGACATTTTCACAGAATTGATGAATTAGATATAGGTACCGGTGAACTACATATATGTGGAACCATGAAGGGACCTGATGAGTTTGCCTTACAAAGACTACAAGCAGCTACTAAGCCTAAACAATTAGTTACTTATTGGCATCCACGTTATGGTTATATTGGTAAAGACATTATTTATTTAAATCGCTATGATTCTAGTAAGAGAAAATTCATAGATAAAATCCCTGATACTTGGAGAGACTTATCAGCATAGTCTAGTATAATAGGTTATGCCTAGGAAACCACAACGAAATATTCGTCAAGATAGTGTGACACGAGAACTGTCTAAACTGCTTTTTCAAGAATTAGCAGAAGAAGTAATTAAAGAAGCTGAAAAACTTTTACCTAGTGATAGCCGTCAAAAATTAGCAGACGCTATAATTATTGAAACTTCTTCCGAGGGTTTTACATTAGAATTTGACAAAACCTTTGATACAATATTCTTACCAGAAAAATATGAGGGTGAATCTGTTTTTCGTACTCGTGGTATAAGTCCTAATACGGGGACACCTTATGGCTATGCGGCTGATACTAGAAAACATACTCGTCAAACTGCATCAGGCATGGTTCCGGTTAGAGCTCATACTAAATATTACAGAGTAGGATATAAGCCTGTACAAAGCAAGGATGGGGATTGGTACACAGCTAGTGCCAAAAACAACTTTGGATTACGTATGGCGGAATTTAAAATAAGGCGGAATTTTTTACAGAAAGCTTGGGACAAAGTATATAGACAATTACCAACACAAGCACGACAGGATATTCCTAAAGCAATTGAAATAAAAGAATAGGAGGAGAAAAATGGATATAAGTAAAGTAACACCAACACAAGAGTTTATTATAGCTCGACATTCTAAAATGGTAGGAAAAGTATTAGATTTAGTAGAAGCATCGCTACCTGAAGGTAATCAATGTGACAAACTTAAGAAGCTTTTACAAGTTCCTTTATACGATTTTCGTAACGAAATGATTCAATTAGAGGCTAATGGCCTTTCAGATTCCGAATAGTTATATAATATATAATATAATTGAGTAGGATTTTTCGATTTCATCAGTATAATAAAATAGCGTTAAATATAACGTTATATTTCTTTCCATAATTTAAAGGGTCGGATGGCTAAGACCAACCTTTTATGTTTGATAAGAAGAACAAATTTAATTCATAGGAGGTTTTAAACTATGGCAGATGTAAACGAGAGGCTTGAAAAGCAAATGGAAGGCACAAATCTCGCTCTAGCAGCTGTAGCCGAGGTCCTACAAAAAATGGACGGAAGATTGGCTAAAGAAGAAGCTGACAAAGAGGAAGAAGAGATTGAAAAAGCTGAAGCACTTGCAAAAGCTGAACTTGTGAAGTCTATCGCTGAAGAAGTGAGAGCAGTTCTTAAAGCTACAGAAGGAGACAGCTATGCTGGCTCAGATGCTTCTGGTGACGAAAGAAAAGCTGACGCAACTGGCGGTACACCACAAAGTGCTGACGACTCCGAAAGTGATGCAGGAATAGATGCAAAAATCGAGGAACAGCAAAATACAATTCAAGCCGCATATCACGGCGATGATAAAGACAAAGAGATGGAAAAAGGTGCTCACGAAGATGAGGACAAAGAAGAGAAGGGAATGTACAAGGACGACGACGACGATGCAGCCGACGAACCTGTAGAAGAGAAGGGGATGGATGATGATGACGATGATTCTGACGACATGAAAGCTATGAAGAAAGAACTAGATACTTTGAGAAAACAGATAGCAGAAACAGAAGCTAACATTTCAAAGGCAGTTCAAAATGAATCTGAAGCTAGACTCAGAAAAATGGGATTCAGGGAAGAGACTGGACTACAAGCTCCAAAAGTAGTTAACGGATTAGGTGTTGATGGAATTTCCCCAATACAAAAATCTGCTGCTACGGACACCCCGGCTCAACTTGCAGAACTTTCTTACTCAGAATTAAGAAGAATGCAACATCAAATAGAAACTGGTAACACCGATGGTGTTCCTAGGGAACTATTAGAAGGTTAATAATAAACAAACTACAGGAGATTTAAAAACATGGCAAATCCAAGTTTAAGTGAATATCTTGCTCAGTCTCAACGAGGACTGTATCAGTCTGTATTCGGACCTGAATACTTACAGAAACAATCCTACTTTACAGTTGACTCTGCAACAGGTGTATTCAACACTACATACGGAAGAAAAGTTTGGCAAGCACTAAACAACCAAACTAGATTCTTCAACGCTATCCCTAGAGTGGTCTGGGGAAATACTGCTGGTTGGAGGGTAAGAACTGATAGAGGTTCTGGCCGTTCAAGACCAGTGACTGAAACAGGTTCTATCCCAACAGTTGATATCTCCAACATTGAATCAGTATCTAGTTTACCTAGAATTGTTTCAACTACATTCGGTGCTTCAGTGAAATCAGTGTTCACTGCACAGCTAGAAGGTGGTGTTGGTGATGTTCTAGCATTGGAAAATGAAAATGCTCAGTTAGACCACATAAAAGAAATAAACGAAGAATTGAATGCAGGTTCAGCTTACTTAGCTTCAGCCGGTTCAACAACTTCATTCACAGTTCCAGCATCTATTGCTAAGAACTTCAAAATTGGTGACGCAGTTGGACAGTATGACAACTCAGCAACAGGATTCGACAGAACTTCAGGTTCAGTTGTTTCCGCAGTAAACACCTCATCAGGTGCTGTAACAGTTGCTACTGGTACAACATTCGCTGACTCTGACGTAGCTTTCATTCATTCAAGAGCAGGTATGACATCTATTGATGACATTGTTGCTGAAGATGCAGCTGCCGTTGGTGGACAATCATCAAGAGTAAGAGCATATGACTTGACACTAGGTGGTAGAACATCAGGTGCATGGAATGCTGGTGCTTCTGTTTCTTATAACTCAGGAACAGGAAGAGCACTAAGTCTAAACTTATTAGACACTGCAATTCAAAAAATAAGAGAGAATGGTGGAGAACCAAAACTAATCCTTTTGGGACACGACCAATACTTCAACTTAGAAAGATTGCTTAACTCAAACCAAAGATACTTAGGACAGGAAGAGTACCAAGTTGGTGTAGGTTCTGAAAGAACTTTCCCGGGTACAAGAACTGGACTAGTACTTGCTACATACCAAGGTATCCCAATTATCCCAGATGCTGACGTTGCTAAATCTGTATCATCCGCTGATGCAGTTCTAGGTTCAAACGTTTACGTTTTGGATACTGACTATCTAGAAATTGCGATTGCACAACCAACGCAATATGTAGAGAACAGAGATTACTTTGCAGCAAACGCACTAGTTGTTAGAGGATTACTCTACACTATGGGTGAGATGCGATGTAAGAACATTTGGACACAAGCAAAAATTGCTGACCTAAACTCTTAAGTTTAGTTCAATACTTGCGGGGGGACTTCGGTCCCCCTGCTTATTTATAAAAACTAGTGTATTTTGTGAGGACTGACAAGTGGCCGATAAGGACACACAAGTGAATTTAGCTGTTTATATGGAACGATTAGATTCTTATATTTCAAGTCAAACCGCCCTAACCGAAAAACTTTCTGACAACATAGAGAAGGTTGAAACTAAAGTCGATGATATCTCTCAATGGCGGAGCAAAATGTACGGAATGAAAAGTATTCTTGTAGCATTAGGAGTGCTGGTTGTACATACAACAGCTGTTATGGGTAGCTTTGTGGCTATCATAAATTTCAATAAATAGGAGAAAATATAAATGGCTAACGAAAGACACACAGATTATAGAGGATGGGATGTAGATAGTTCGACCAGACAGTCAGTCCATCCTGCTAATAGATATGTAGCAATATCAAATGCGGCTAGTACAACTGCTGAAGATGTATATTCAATAGTAGTAAATGGTGGGGAAATCGCAACAAACTTAGTTTTGAATCCGGGCGTAGAAGGAAGTACAGTTGATGAATTTGTAGCAACTGGTTCAGCTAGGTCTAGAAGTACTGCACAAGCTGCCGAAGGTAGTGCCTCCTTACTAATAAACCCAGATAATTCTGCTGCTGGTGAAGGGTTCTACTGGGAATCAGAGTTAGTATCTAGAAGTGTAAACACACAGTATCTATCAGTTCAATTAGAAGTTCGTGGAGCTTCAGCTTCAGGAGCAGTTACATTAACCTTAAGGGACTCTGGGGGAACAACACTACATGGAACATCTGGTAGTCATAACCTAACTACAGGTTTTGTAAAACTATCAGCTACTTATGCTATCCCAGCAAACACAGATGCTGCTAAATACAGATTGTATTTAGTAACAACTGCACAACACAATATAGACTTCTATGCAGACAAAATTATGTTTGAAATTAGAGAAGACACTACTGCAGTTTCTACATATGTAGATGGGAACCAAACCGGTGGCGAGGGGCCTTTGTATGAATGGACAGGTGTAGCAAATGCATCTTCTTCTATAAAGAAACCTTCCCTAACAAAAATCAAGGGGTTTCAATTTACTAACAGGTCTGGTACAGCCGCAGATATTATTTACCTAGCGTTTGACCAAACAGCAACTTCAGCTAATGGTATCCCTATTTATGGTGGAGACTCATTTAATTGTGAGGTTCCATTAGACTTTAGAGGAAAGATTTCAATGATAGCAGCCCAAAATACTCCAACACTTACTGGTGTAATCTGGGGAGTAGCTGAATAAAATGACAACTCAAACTATTAAAACAATGGCCGGAGACATACCAAGTCCTTCAAATTGGGCTAACGATGGTTTTGCTGCTGACGATTGTGGTTGCGACGAAACTCCTAGCGTGGGGTTTTTAGAAAAAGCAATCATGGATGGTGGTGAAACGGTTGATGGAAGAGTTTCGATAAAAGATATTACCAAAGCTTTAGATGAGTATGAAAGATTACATAAAGCAGGAATAGCTTCTCCCGCTGAATTACTAACATTATCTAGAGCGTTCCCTGAAAACAGACAATACACTCAAGCTTTAAAGAAAGAGAAGATTTCTGATGATGACAAACTAGTTATTGGTGGACCAGCATCTATTGAATTAGTTGATAGAGAAGGACATTTGATAACTACAAATGCTTTGGATAAGGCTTTTGATAAATACATGGCAAACTTTAGAACTAGAAATGCTATGGTATTACACTCTGACGTTCAAGTAGGATGGGCATTACCAGCTTATATAAGTAAAAGTGGTCAGATATTTAAGTCTGGTGTAAATGGTAATGGTTTATTCTTCATAACTGAGTTACGTAATGACACAAACATATCTAAAAAGGTAGCAGAACAAATACATAGCGGTAAATTAAAAAGCTATAGTATTGCGGGAAGTGCTCTAAAAACTCAAAATATTCAAAAAGGTCTCCAAGATGTTATGCAAGTTGATGAATTAGAGCTTGCCGAGGTTACTGTTTGTGAAAAGGGAGTAAACCAAGCCGCATCTTTTGAGATAATAAAGTCAGAAAATGCTGCTACTTCATCTTGTATAGATGGTAGTTGTCTTATAACAAAAGAACATAAACACGAAGAACCTAAAAGGGAGGTGGAGATAATGTTTAAATCGGATGGGGATATTGATTTTACTCAATCATTTATGAATTTTATGCAAAAAGAAATGCCAGAGTCTGGTATTGAGGCCTTTCCTCTTTTGTACAGTACACAAGCTAGACAAGAAGAACACCACAGACTTTTAGATAAGTATGGATTTCCGGGAGAGTTGGAACCAGAGTATGCTAGAAATACTCCAGTTATAGAAGACGACCCATCTCCTAATGGTAGTTCGTACGTCCCGTGGGCAGTAAATGAAGCTGGGAATAATCTTGGTCTAAGGTTTTATGAGGATGCTTTAACTACACCTCAGATAGGTGGTCATAAAAAAAGAGGAGTTGTAGAGGGTGGAAACTCTTACGAAACTCCAGTATCTCAAAGAAATACCACAGATGGTTTTAATAGACTACTATCTACTTTAGCTAATAGAAAAACAAAAAAAGCTATTACAGGACAATACAATGAAATGCCTGTAAGACTTTCTAAATCAGATGATTTTTTCAATTGGATGTCTCGAGAGAATAATCATATATACAAGGAATCCTGTGGCTGCGAATCATGTTTTCAGAAATCTGCTGATTACAAAGGTACAGTTCAGAGACCTACAAATTTTTTAGATTAGAGGCTGTAGATAACCCATTCGCAGTTGCTACAGCCCAAGCCAAAAAACTTGGATATAAAAACTTCAAGGAAGGCAGTCCCGGTGAAAAGAAAAGGGACGAAATCGCTGAGGCGGTAAAACGGAAATAATAAAACAATTAGTATAATAAATAGATAGAAAATCTATCTAAATATTTTAGGAGGAAACTAAATATGGCATTATCAATAACAACACCAAGTGGTGCTCACACAGGGCCTGCTGTTTCTGGGGGAACACCCAGTAAGTTCACCATCAAAAGAATACAGTTTGATGACTCTTACCCAACAGGTGGGGAATCTCTAACTGCAGGAGACCTTGGTTTTACTGACATACACGCTGTTATGATTGACACAGAAACTTCTGGGTATGTAGCTCAATACGACTACAGCAACAGTAAAGTTGAAGTGTACGAAGCTGGAGCTGATGGTGCTGCACTAGACGAAGTAGCTAACACTACTGACTTATCTGCAGTTTACATTAGAGTTGTAGCATACGGACTAGCTTAATAACAAAGGAGAATAATAATGTTTGGCAAATTAAGGCCACAGATATTTTTAGCAATTGTTGTATTAGGAATACTTTCATCTATTGGTGTTGTATACGAATACAATGAAATTGCCACTGGATGTGTTGGAGGCATCATAGCCCTTGGCATGAAAGTGTTGGAGAGTGAGTAATGGTAATGGACAACTCATGTTGCGTAATAGACGAAGTTTGCTCTTGTGAGCCCTTCGCCTGTTTCTGCGAGTGTGGTTGTGATGGCTGTTTAGAGGAAGTAGATATGTTAGCAGGCTGTCCTTGTGGCGGTAACTGCGGGTGTTCTTAGGAGGTAACTATGAACCCAATGAAAATAATAAGTCTTGGAATGACTTTCTATAATCTAAATAAAGGGTTGGCTGATGATGGTAAAAAGATTGTAGATGAAGGAATGGATATTATACAAGCAATTAGTATTGCCCTGAAAGATGGCAAGATAACTAATTCAGAGAAACATACCATAACAAAAGAGATAAAAGAGTTCTCTAAGGTTTCTATAAAAGCTATAGAAAAAATAACAATACCAGAATCAGACTAAAAGAATTATGACAAATTACTGGAGGTGGACAGCCCTTATTACATATGTGGTTATCTGCCTCTTTGATTTTGTGATAGTTCCATCTTACATTGGTTTAACTAGACCAAACCCAGCCAGCTATTTAGAAAAGCTTTCAGAGCTAGATG